CTTTGGAATAGGTTCCCCATATCTTAAAACTTTAGGTAACTCAACTAAATCAATACGATTTTGTATTGCAGTTGTTTTTAAACCTTCAATTTCATGTTTTTCTACTAAACCAGCTATTGGTAATTTAGGTAAATGTTTTTTACATTGAAAAACAGTGCCATCAAATCTTATAAAACCTAAACCTCCTTTGTTTTTTTTAACATATAATAATTCTGATGGTAATGGGTAATTATTATACTCTTTGTTTTTTTGATTTAATTTAGATATCCATGACCAAGAATCTTCTAAGATATGTATTAAAGTTTCACTATTATTACCTCTTATTCTAATTGTGTTTAACATTTCATTTATTTGGGTTATCCATGAAATATAATTTTTATCGATTATACCTTCAGGGTTACCAGCTACAAGTGCACCTATACTTCTATTAACATAGCCAGTAGTTACTTTTAAAGTTTGTGATTTTAATTCAACTTTTCTTAAAAATTCAGAAAAAGATACACCTATTAAACATTTATTTAATTTTAAAATTAAACCTGTTAAAACGGCTGATTCATTAAAGAAAACAGCATCAGATACTTTGTCATATTCAGTTTTCCCATCATCTCCCAAACAGCTATTACACATTATTTTTTTATACAAATATGTTTTTCTATCAATGTTTTTTTTATTAATTACTTCAGACAATTCTAAAAGTATTGAATAATTTTGTTTCATCAATTCAGCATTTACTGTTATTAATACAAAATAAAACAAACACATTAGACTATTTGTTAAAGTAGTTGCTCTTTCGCCAGAAAAAAGTCTACCTGAATGTTCATAATATATTGTATTATCCGAATTTAATCTCATTAACATTTTCTCACATGATAATTCTAGCCATTTACAAATAAATTTAAATTCCATATAATTTTCAAAATTCATTTTTTTTGATGCCGAATAGTCTAGTGCAATCCATATTAGCTGTTTATGGTGATATTGATGTTGATCATTAAACTCAGAAAAATCATAACAATTATATATTTTATTTGCTGGTTTTTCATAATGATGAGTAAAACATACACTTTCATCTAATACAGCTTTAACACCCATTTTATTCATATTTGACTCTACAAATGTAGTTGCAACTGAGTTTATTAAATAATGATCAGAATCTGCTGAATAGATATATCTTATTTTCCCTAATTCTTTCCTTTTTAACACCATGTTTGAGATTGTTTTTGGTATATCAAAAATAACATTAATGTACCATTCATCAGATTCAGATTGGAAAGATGATTTTTTGGTAGCTTGTTTTGGCATAAATCCCTCTATACTACTTTGTATTTTATGTCTGAATGATTTGCTATTTATTTGAGATTTTAACCCACCAGTTCCTGCATCAGTTGAGAATTCATCCCGTTTTTTCAAAGTAGATACAATCCCTTGAAATTTTTGATTTTTTGATAAAACTT